TTTTTTAAAACTCATTTCATCAGGATGAGTTTTTGTCCAAAGCGTAAAATGTTTTCTTTGGATAATTTTTGGGTTATCCTCAAAGAATATTTGTAGTACGTTATATCCCAAATTAAAAGAATGATTGGCAATTTTAGTTAAGAAAGTTGATTTTCCGGCACCTGTTGGTGCGAGTATAACACCTATTTCACCTTTGGCCAAACCACCTTTTAATAACCTGTCGATTCCAGGAACTCCCATAGGAATTGGGTGACGAAAATCCTCATTTAAAACTTCATCGAGGTTTGAAAACACGTCCAACATTAAATCATCCCTTGTTCCAACTTGTAATGCTTCACGTACCAATTCTTCTAACTGATCATAGTTTTCAAACTCACCGCCATCAATTACTTTTTGGGCTTTGGTTATTGCTTTTTGTAATTCTTGTTGTTTACAGAATTTTAAAGCTTTTTCTTGAACAAATAAAGAACCATCAATAGGCGCAGATTTTATTTTAGCAAGGGTATCTAAAATTATTTTTAACGCAAGTTCTTGTTGGATTTCTGATTTTGAAATTTGTTCAATTGTTTCATAGGTTGGAACATGTTCATATTTTTTATAATATTCTTTAATCATTTGGACAATTAATTTAAAATACTTATTGTCAAAATAATTAGTATCTATTACCTGAATTATAGTTCTACCAAACTCTTTATCCACAATTATTTGATTCAATAATTGTAGTTGAAAATTGTTTCCTAAATACTCAAAATTTTTATTACCCATATTATTAAATATTATACTTGAGTATTATATTCAAGATAATCATATGACAATTCGTCAGATGAAAAAATGTCAGTTAAATCATTCAATATAGATTTTATTTGATTTCTTATATCTACAGTGTATCTTATCTTAGGTGGATAAATTTTGGCATCAAAAACTCTATGACAAATTGTCTCATTATTTTTCTTTATCATAATACTAAAATGTTCTGGTCCTTCAATAAACGAAGTATTCAAAATTTCAGGATTAAAAGTGATTTCGTCATTATTATCCAATAAATAAACAACCGATCTCATTTTTAATTTATATTGAAATTGATTAATTAAATCCCTAATATAATAATATAAATCCATAGAATTTTTCGCATCAGGATTATAGTTTCTTACATTAAAGAATCTTTGGATGATAAAATTGTCATTGACTTTCATCAAAAATTCAAGTTTTACTAGTTCTTGTTCTTTCATATTAAATTATTTGGTTTTAAAATTTCTTTTTTCTTTTCTAGTTAGTTTTAAAAATGGTGTAAGGAAATTTACCCATGTATTATCCCCCTTTGGTAGGTATTTGAAAAGACCATCTTCCATCATCATTCTGATAATGTTTCTATGACCTCTACCATCAGGATCTAATGTTTCAGAGTAATAAAGTTGTACAATGTTTTTACCTTCTTCGGTAATGATTGGTTTTGATAAGTCAATAATTTTTTCATTAATCTCAAAAAATTCGTTTCCGTAAATACCTGTTTTTGTTTTGCCAGTTAAAAGATTTTTTAAAACAGAATTGTCTTTATCTTCTTTTAACAGGTTTTCTGCCTTTATCAAAATATCGTTCAAGTTAACTTGATTGTCAAGTAACTCAGGAAATAATTTTACCAATGTTTTTTCACCCAAATAATATATACCATCAATATTATCGGACTTATCACCAATTAAAATCTTACACAATTTCACATTTTGATGAGGTACTTCAATTTCTTTAAGTTTAACCTTATCTCCATATTTATAAGTTTTTTTGGTATTGGGTGAATAGATTGAGACATTTTTTGATATTAATTGAGTTAGATCCCTATCCCCCGAAAAAATTGTGATATTCTCATTTTCAGCAATTTGACAATAAAACGCAATTAAATCATCGGCTTCGTTTTTATCAACATTAATTTGACGGATAAACATTTCCTCAAGATATTGTTTAACCCTTTCCTTTTGTTCTTTAAATGATTCTTCCTCGATAGGATTTTCAGGTTCCGATCTATATTTGTATTGGGGGTAGATTGTTTTTCGGGCTAGAGAGTTTTCATTTCCATCCCAAAAAACTAATACTTTGTCATAGTTATGTTCTTCAATGAATCTTCTTATTGTGTTTAAAAAATGCCAAATACCACCAATATGTTTTCCGTTATGATAAAAGTCCTTAACTCCGTGATACCCAATTTTAAATAAATTTAAGCCGTCAATTATTAATGTTTTTTTCACAAATTAATTTTCAAAGGGTTCAACAATTTTGTTACTTTTTATTCTTCAAAAATATCATCATTACTTTCTTCAATATTGTAATCTCCACCACCCAATTTTTGAACCCAATAATCTGAATACTCTTTTTTATATTTATCAAGAGCCTCCTTAGTGTCTGAAATATAACCATTATGAACTGCCAGAATCTTACCATCCTTATAGCCGAGACCGGTTATATGATTTTTCAAAATTGATATTCTTGTTCTAATGGCAAATGAAACTTTTCTCCCATTTTTGGTTGCATCAATATGATTGATGCCCGCCTTTTTTTGTTTACCAAATAAGAAAACTAATGATGACGCCAACCAAATGGCCTCACCACCTTTGGCGCGGATTTCTGGTTGAGACATAGGGGATGTCATGTCTACATCGGTCCATGGTTGATTCACAATAACCATAGTGTTATAAAAAGGATAGTCTTCTTTTCGCGACTTTGTTATCCTAGAATGTACCCCCATTCCAATTTTATCAGCTAACACACTTGCGTTTGCCATTTTACCTCCACGACCCTCAAATGTCATTTTACATGGGACACTTCCGATACTATCAAATAAAAAAACTAAGTTGTAGGGTAATGTCCCTTCTTCTTGCATATCCAACAATTCATTGATGTAGTCAGTTGCCTGTTCAATATAATCAAACGAATCGTTAAATAAAAAATCTCCATCCCAACTTCCGTCCTCTTTTTGATAAGCATTTACTCCCAATTCAACTGCGTGAGACCAACTCCACTTTCTTTCCGTGATTATAAAAACCGGTAGGTGTCCCTTTTTTTGAGCATCAGCGGCTGTTAATATTAAGGCCGTTGTTTTTGAAGAATTTGTGTGCCCTAAAAACATGTTGATTGCCCCCGCCGCTGGACCGGGTAATCCACAAGCATCCATAAAGGCTTCACCACAGTTGTAATACATCTCTGGTTTGTATTTCGTACTAGTCGAATACTTATTTTTTATTGTCTCTAATGAGAACTCTTTCTTCTTTAAAGCCATATTAATTGTACTTGAAAAATTCTTCTAAAGTCTCTAATTTATCTTTTGCGTTTGCAATTTTTTCTACAAGTTTATCCATTTCTTCAATGTGTTGTGGATGTTCTCCAATACCAACTGAATGGTCAAAATAAACTAGTAGGGAGGCTTCAGATTCGAGCATTTCTGCTTTGTACTTCGTAATCAAAGCTTCATACATTTTTTGTGTTATACGATTATCTTTATTCATATTATTTAAGTTTTTTTTTAAAAAATGAACATAGACACTATATCTATAATAATGTCTATGTTCGTTTAGATTTAGAATGGCATTTCATCATCAGGTTCTGAATTCAATTGTGGATCTTCATAAGATTGTTTTTTTCCACCAAATGTATTTTCAGACTCTTCTGAATTACTATAAACATAACCATTCTTTTCGCTATCCCATTTTGGGGTTTCTCCGCGAGCAATTGCTTCAAGATATTCTACAGGTTTTTTAGAGTAAACATCTTCCCATGTTAATTTATCTTCAATCCAAGATTTTGAAATTTCTTTATCTTCGTGAAGTGGAGATGGATCGTCATACATAACTGTTTGAATTACTGTATAATAATTTCCACTTGGTGTTTTAGATTTTGTAAGTTCTAAAATAATATCTCTACCTTTTTGTGTATCGGTTACATCACCTTTAGATCGAAATATTGGAATAATTTTATCTAAAATACCTTCATTTTTATAGTTGTGTTTAAATCTCCAAAATTTAACACCATCAGATTCATTATCTCGATCAATAACTTTAACAATATAAAATTTCCTTGATCTATATTGTGATGCCAACTTTTTATCCGATTCTTTTCCTGTTGACATTAATTCTTCATATACTTCATTTAATGGAGAACGTTCATTGTCATTTTTTCCCGGATCAAAGAATTTTTGCCATTTTCCATCAATTTGGACTTCATGAAACCAAACTTCTTTAAATGGTGAAGAACCATCACTTGTTGGAAGAATTCTTAATTTGCGTTGAGCTTGTTTTTCTTTTTCTCCCAAAATTGCCGCAAAATATTTTTTCATTCTTTCATCCTGTGACATTTTGGAACTGGTTGATTGTTGTGATTTTTCATACTGAGACAGTATTGCATCTAAACTTGTTGTCGCCATAATTTTAAAATTGTTTTTTTGTTTTTGAATTATAATTTAATTTTCTACATATGTCAAATTAAATCAAAAATTTTTAATATTTATGTTTGTACTAATAGAAAATGATTAAAAAAAAAATAATAAAAATATTGAGGGAAGAATCAAGACTTATAAATAAAAAAACCAAAATGTCTAATTTTATTCTAAGAAGACTTGATTTATTAGATACCCACATAACACAAAGTTATCATTGGTTAGATCCTAAAAGATTTAAGGATTTTGATGATTATTTAAATAGAGTTATTTTTAGTACAACTAGGGAGTTTACTAGTGATTTAGGTATATACGATTATCAAGAGATACTTAAATTAAGAGATGAATTAGAAGAAGATATTAAAAATATTATAATATCAAAATATTTGCGTGAAATTAAACATCATTATAATAGTCACAAATGAACCTACAAGAACAAATAACTAGAATAAAAGAAATGATGGGGGTAATTAATGAGGAAAATAGATTTCAAAAAATGGGGGAAGATAAATATAAATCTTGTTCTATGTCCGATATTACAAGAATGGAGATTATTGATATGTTTTTCAGTAAAGTAAAAGAGAATCCTGATTACCATAAGGAAAAACCTGATTTTGATTTACTAACAGATGACTGGGATGGTTATGATGACCAAGTATATATTCAAAATAAATTAGATGATGATACTATTATTTTTTATGAGGGTTGGGTTGATAGTTGTTGGAATGCGGTATATAACAAACCACAGTATGAGAATATGAGTGAAAAAGAAGTTATTGAAAGTATCATCACAGATAGATTTCCAAGAATTGCGGAGGAATTTAATATGTTTATAAAAGATTATGGTTATATATATCGTAATGGTTATATTATGTATGTAGAAATAAAATCCACCGAAAAACCCATCAGTCTTTAGCCGATTGGATTAAACTTTTAAAATTCTGAATATTTATATTTCAGAAGCCCAACCATCTTTAGTGGTTGGGTAGTTCACATGAACCTACAAGAAAACATACATAGAATAAAAGAAGTGATGGGATTGAGTGAACTTTATGACCCATCAGGGAAAAGTTATGAACCAAGTAAGTTTGTTTATCATAAATCAAGTCCAGTATGGAGAAAGAATATTTTAAAAACAGGTTTATTAGTTTCTGTTGGTGATTGTTATAAAACATATTCTGAAAACTTTTCTAAAGAAGAATGTATTCCCGCCATCTTCGCAACTGATTCTGAAAACAAAGATGAATGGTTTGAATCCACTTGGGATGATGATGTTTGGAGAATTAATACCAAAATAGCCGATGTTACATGGTTTA